TAGGGGCTGACCCGTGGCACCAGCCCCTGGCTGATCGCGTCATAGGCCTGCGGTGCGGCAGCCGGCTGGGTCGAGAGAAAGTTCTGGATGTTGGTCGGCACCATGCCGCCCGCAGCGGTGAACGCCCGCGCCATCGTGCGGGCTTCCTGCTGGTTTTGGCTCCACTGGCCCGGCTGCAGCGCGCGCACCGGGCCTTCGAGGTGCTTGGTCTGGGGATGGCGGGGGTTCATGGCGGCGCCGCGAAGGATCAGTAGCCGAGCACTGCACTGCGGCTTCGGCCCGCGCGCAGCTGGTTGGTGTGGAAGGCCAGCAGACGATCGGCCGGGTTCTCGGTGTTGGCCGGGCCCGATGCAGCGGCCGGCTCGACCCCCACCTCCGAGGCGGCGGCGCTGGCGGGTTGCAGGGTGCTGCCCGCCCCGCTGCCGGTGCCGGTCGCCAGNGCCTGGCTGCTGTGGGCCGGAGCCACCGCCGCCAAGGCCTGGGCCCGGGCCTGCGGAGCCTCCACCGGCCGCTGGGCCAAGCTCAAGCCGCCCTGCAGCTCGGGGCTGTAGGCCAGCTCAGGGCTGATCGGATTNGCNCCTTGAGGCGCGAACGCCACCGCAGTGTCTTGCTGCCCAGTGAAATTGGGCAGCTGGCCCGCCGCCGCCAGGGCCAGCACCTGCTCCTGCAGGGCTTGCCCCTGCTGGCGCTGCAGCCCGGCCACATCGGCTTGCGCGGCAGCCAGCGGCGTCTGCCCCTTCAAGGCCGGATCGGCCCAGGCCACCTCGCTTCGCAACGCCTGAGCCGTGCTNNCGGCCTCGCCNCGGGCNGTCAGCTGCTCGCCAGCCAGGTCGCCGTCCGTGGCGCCCGGCGAGCCCCACAGGCCGCGCTCGCGCTGCTGCCGCTCAAAGCGCTCGACGATGTTCAGCCCGTCAGCGCCTTTGGGTGCATTTTTGTTGGCTTCCATCCAGGCGGCGATGTCGGCGCGCTGGGCGTACCCGGCCTCATCCGCGCGGGGGCCCGTGCGGGTGGCCTCCGCCATCGCCTTGCCCGTCTCGCTGGCCCAGTAATTCTGCGGCGCGTACTGCTGCTGCATCCGCCGGCGCTCGGAGGCCCGCGCATCGGCGTCGTCGCTCAACCCGCCACCACTGGGAGGCGGCAGCACGGGAGCCGCTGGGGCGTAGGCCCGGATGGCGGCGTTCTGCCCGTCCCGCAACGCCGCCAACTGGGCGCTGGAGAGCGGTGCATTGCCCACCCGCTGCCGCCAGTCATCCGCCGGCGGCNCGGCCCGGCTCGCCGTTGGCGCCAGTGGGACGCCCGCGGTGGCCTGGCGCATCTGCTCCGGCGAGTACCGGGGCGGACCGCCCAGGCTCCCCAGGGTCCGGCCCAAGGCACCCAGCTGGGCGCCCAAGTAGGAGAGACCCGGCTCGGTTTCTCGAATCTGGCCGCTACTCATGCGGAAGCGGCGCTCCGGCTTGCCCGAGCGCGTCTGGTTGGCGGGAACGGTGATCCACTGGCCCTGGGACATGGCCTATCTCCAATTCATGGAACCTGTGGCCTGCAGCACCCGGGTGCCGACGGCGGTGTCGGCCGGGCCCGGCAGGGCCATGATGAACTCGACGCCGGAGCGCTCAAAGGCGTAACGGCGCACCTCCTCGCGGCGGTAGTTGGCCACGTAGAGGGTTTCGGCCAGCAGATCCACTTCGCGCAGGTACACCTCGCGGTAGTCCTTGGCGGCCTTGAGCGGATCGGACTGGAAGATCGCCCGGTCGGTGTCACCGGTGATCCGTTCGATCCGGCTGGGCTGCGGCTGGTCCTCGACCCGGAACACCTGCGAGACCCGGTAGGCCTTGTCGCAGCGGTCGAGATGCTCGATCACTCGGGCATAGAAATAGCTGTCGGGAATCCGCGCCATCGCCTCCTCCAACCGCGCCACGTCGCCGGCCGGGATGTTCGCCCCGACATTGATGCCGAGGTGATACCGGCAGCGGCTTTTGTCGTAGTCGTTGAGTTCGATGGGGCGATCCGCCAGCCTGCCGCGATTCTAGAAAGCTCAGCCGATGTAGATCAGGTCCTCCCCAATCACCTGATCCCAATCCACCCGGCCAATCCGCCGCAGCTGATCAAGGGTGGTGAAGCGCTCGCCCGACAAACTCAGCCGCAACTCAACAATCTTCTTGGCGCTGGAGTAGCCGATGCCCTTGATCGCCTTGGCAATCGCTTCGGCGCTGGCGGCGTTGATGTTCAGCCGGGTGTCGACGGGGATCACCGCCTCGGGGATCAGATCCTCGTTGACCTCCACCTCGGCGGACTGGGGCTGGGGTACCGCGCCGGTGCGCCCCTTGCCGGGCTCATAGGAGACCAAATCCGCCAGCGCGACGTATTGGATGGCGCCGGAGGCGTTCTTGATCATCGCCCAGTCCTTGTCGTGGTGGGAGATGAACTCGACGATCTGGCCGTTTCGGGTGTTCTGGTACAGCGCCATAACGCAACAAAAAAGGGCGCCTGAGCATTCAGACGCCCTCATTGTAGGGAAACCTGCCCGCCTGGTCGTGCTCAGCTCTCGGTGATGTAGGGCAGGCTGACGTCGCCGAGGTCGCCGACGGCGTCATCGAGGAAGTAGGCCACTTCCACGATCAGGGGGGTGCCGCCGGCCAGGCTGGAGGTCAGCGTGGCGCCGGCGCTGGTGCCCGAGCTATCGGTCACGAACACCTTGAGGGTTTCGCTGCCGGCCAGGGTGGCGGCGGTCACCAGGCTCTTGGCGGCCGCCACCGGGGCCACCGTGCCGCTGGCCACAGCCACCGACGCGGAGTTGGTGGCCACCACCGTGCTGGTGATGCTGTTGTCGTTGGCCAGGGCGTCGGCCACCTTGAGCCGGTTGGTGTTCGTTCCCACCAGACCGGAGAAGGCGCTGCCCACGCCGCGGTCCTTGCGCATGTCGGGCACGCGCAGGCCCACGAAGTAGACGTTGGCGCCCGCAGGCACCGTCAGCCCGACGATGTCGGCGCGGGGCTTGTCGTCGCCGCGCTGGTCGGGGGAGGGGATGACCACATCGAAGCTGGTGCCGCCGGTCGCAGTGACCAGGGCATAGCCGGTGACGTGGTGGTAAACGCGGCCGGGCACGCAGACCGCCGGTTGCCCCTGGTAGGAGCTCAGGCGGTTGACGTAGTTGCCGGGGTAGATCTTCTTCGCCATGGTGAGTACCTCCTATCAGTACACGAAGGAGTAAGCCACGGTCACGAAGTCCTTGTTGAGGATCTCGAAACCGGCGAAGAGCGACCAGATCATGATGATGAACCGACTGAAGTCGTCGTTGTTGTTCAGCAGGATCTGGGCGTTGTTGCCACCAATGCCCACGCCCACGGCCTGGGGGCCAAAGAACAGCATCGGTGCGGCGGTGGTGACCGCGCTGGTGATCGTCGCGTCGGTGATGGTCACCTGCAGCGACTTCTCAGGCAGGTTGGTGCTCTCAAACCAGCGCACCCCTTCAAACAGGAAGCCGCTGGGCATCACCGGCTGACCGGCGACAAACCCGGCCTGGCCGTAGGCGGGGCCCATGCCACGGAAGAAGTTGGCGTTGGGGGCCAGCTCGGGCTGCATGGGGTTGACCATGCCGTTGCCGGCGTACCGCGCAATCTCGCGGAACGCGTCGTTCTGGCGCAGGTGCATCATCGCCGTGGGATCGGCGATGCAGCGGTAGTAGCCGTCGGCAAAGGTGGGGACGTTGCGCTTGCGCATGTCCTTGACCACCTCGAGCAGGTCGGTCTTGACGTCGAACTTGGCCGATTCGCCGGTGGCGTAGGTCAAGAACGGTGCGGCCGAGGCCTTGCTCTTCTTGAGCGGGAAGTAGTAGCCGCCCTTGGTGCTGTCGGCGGCGCCGTGGGCTTCGGCTTTGAACAGCTCGTCGGCGAAGACCCGATCGCGCCAGCGGCGGTAGTCATCCAGCAGGGTCAGCGAGCCGATCGACTGGTGGAAGACGTTGAGGTTGCCGGTGTCCAGCAGCAGCCGCTGGGCCGTCAGCAGGGTTTCCCGCGCCACCTTGAAGGTGGAGGGGGCCGCCGTGTCGGTGGGGTCGGCCGGTCCGGTGTACTCCTTGAGGTTCACCAGAACCTTGTCTTTAACAATGCTGCGCGAAGATGCGGTGCCGAGGGTTTGATCAGCGGTGCGCTCGCGGCTGTCTTTGGTGCCAGGAGCACCCCAGAAGCGATACCGATCAAGTTGTACGGTCTGGCCGGGTTGTTTCGCGAAGTCGTGAACAACCACAGGCTCGACAGCCATCTCCACGATGTACGAGGGATGGGGCCGATACAGTTCGGCACCCAGCAGCTTCGGAAAATCGTTGTCAATCCACATGGGATGAAACGCTCCAAACTGAAGAGTGTGCGAGAGAGCGGGCAATCCGTCTCTCAAGGCGTACTATAGAAGTAATTTGTAGGGCGAAATTCAGCGTGGACACTGCCGATGTGCGCGGCCTGCTGGGCGTGCTGCTCGCCGACGGCAGCTTGCGCGCTTACCGCTCCCCGACTGGCGGTTACATCCAATTGACCTGGACGGCGGGGTTGGCGCAGTCGGCGTTTCTGGAGGAAAAGGCCGCCGAAGTGCGCCACTTTCTGCCCACCCAGGCGGCGATTGTTCCCTACAGAACGGTGCAGCGCGCCAACGGCAAGCGCACCACCGTGCTGCGCTACCGGGTCTCCAGCGCCCGGCTGCGGCCGGTCTACAACCTGCTCTACCCCGGCGGACAGCGCTGCATCACCAGCCAGGTGCTCGAGCTGCTCGGCGCCCGGGCGGCGGCTTGGCTGTGGGCCGAAGGGGCCCGCCCGGCGGCCGATGGCAGCGTGGTGGCCGCCCGGGTGGGCCGCACCCGAGCCGAAGCCGAGCGCATCGCCGCCTGGCTGGCCACCCTGTGCGGGCCGCACGCCAGCGTGCTGGAGCGCTACTGCCAGCCGCGCCTGGCCTTCAGCGCCGAGCAGGCCGCCGCGGTGCGCCAGGCCCTGGCGCCCTACGCCCCCGCCAGCCGGCAGCACCTGTTCACCGCCGAGTCTTGGGATGTCAGCACCATTCGTAGCGCGCGCACTGAGCTACTGCTTGGGCAGCGGCCGCCTCAGCCTGCGGGGGCAGCGCCAGCGCCCCTGGCTGGAGCTGCGCCGGCCTGAAACCGAGCGGCTGTACTTGGGCCACCAGCTGCGCCAGTTGCGCTTGGCCGCCGACGGGCCGCTGGAGGTGGTGCGCGATGTGCTGCCGGGCAGCGGNTTCTACGACATCCACCGGGTGCGGCTGCACGGCGAGGGCCTGTACCACGCCTACGCCCTGCTCTACCCGCGCGACCGGCGCCAGCTCAGCGCCGAGGTGCTGGCGATCGCTGGCCGGCCGGGGTTGGCGGCCCTGCTGATCGATCGCGCCCGCCGCCAGGGCCCCCAGCTGCGCATCTGCGACCGCTACAGCCCTGAGGAGCGGCAGGCCTTGGTGGCCTGGCTGGCGGCCCTGGGCTACCCGGCCCGAGGGCTGGCGGCGCCGAGCGGCGTGCAGTTCGCGCCCGGCAGCCTGCCCGCCTTGCGCCGCGAGCTCGCTCCGCTGATCCACCCCAGCCAGCGTGCCAGGGTCTGGCGGACTGATCGCTAGCCTGGGCGGGCCCCGAAGCAGAACGGCGTCAGGGGCAACCCTCCAGGAGCCCAGGTTTTTGCCGTTTCCCTGGGCTGGCGAGTGATCCGCCGTGCGCCTGATCCGCGTGCGGCGGCGCCTGGTGTCTTCGGTAGCATTGCAAGAAGCGGCGGGCATTATATGGTCTCTTCCGGCGAGCTCTCCCCCACGCCTGCCCCCGCGGCCGACCCCCAGACGGTTGCCGCGGCGCCCGAGCCCGACAGCCCGCAGCGGCGGTTCGCGCGCTACTGCGACACCCACCCGGACGCGCCGGAGTGCCGGCTGCACGAGCTGTGAGCGCCCCAGACCAGAGCACCCAGCATGAGGCGCTGCGGCAGCGTTACGGCGGCAGCGAACCCAGCCTGCCCTCGTTTCTGCGCCCCTACTACGTGCGCCACAACGCGGTCAGCAAGTCGCAAGACCTGGGGACCACGGAGATCCTGATCGCCGACTTCGAGGGCCGCATCGGCAGCCAGGCCGGCACCAACACCCTCTACTTCCGCGTCGAGTTGCCGCGGCCGCTGGATCTGCGCGTGCTGCTCCGCCCCAGTGGCGCCAGCACCGATCGCCTGCTGCGGGTCGGGGTGCTCGATGGCCAGCGCCTGCCGCTGCCGCTGACCAGCGCGGGCCGCGCCTACCGCAATGACATCGTCAGCACGCCGGACGATGAATCGATGGCGCGCCTGCCGGCGGGCACTTACTACATCACGGTGGCCAGCGACCAGTGGCAGGCCCTGCCGTTTGCCATCAGCATCTTCGTGGGCAGCTATGCCTTGCTGGCCGGGGCGATCACCGGTGTGGCGGCTCCGCAGGGACGGCTGCCGCTGGTCAAGCCCAGCGGCGCGGCGCTGCTGAGTGCTCCGCTGAGCGCAACGCTGGTGCCGCCGGCGCGACTGCAGCGGTTGGCGGGGCCCGCCGGGGGCACCGCTCTGCCGGCGCTGAGCCTGGCGATTCCGCGCGGTGCGGCCCTGGGACAGCTGGATCTGGTCGGCCGGCTCAAGCAGACCTGGCGCTTGGCCGGGGCGGTTCAAGGCGGCGACCAGAGCAGCGGCACCTTGACGATCAACAACCCCGGCGGCGGGGGCTACGGCTATTAAGACAGGGCGTGCATTTCTAGAATGAACCGGCGGCCCTTCCAGCCTTCTTGGCAATGCCTTTTTCCCAGTACCTCGCCGATCGAATCTTGACCTGGGTCAAGGGCACCACCTTCCCCACGGCGCTCTCCACCGTCTTCGTCAACCTGCATTCCGGTGATCCCGGCACGGCGGGCACCGCCAACAGCGTGCAATT